ACCAATATTCTTTAAATATGAAGGTGGCGAATTATCAATTTTTAATAAAATTGATCAGATGTCAATAAAAGATATTCTTCGTAAAACAAATAAAAAATTTTTAAATTTCACTACTTCATGGGGATATGCAACATTTTCATCTAGATACAAAAATGATAATGGTATTATTATGAAAATTGTTAAAAATAATACTAAAAAAGTATCTTATCCACCAGGCCCCGGTATTATTTGCAGAGATTCTAATAATAATGTAGGTGGATCTACTGCAGAAGAAACATTTAATTTTATAATTAAAGATAAACAATTAAAAGAAATATTTTTACAATCAGGTGAAAGATACCCTGATATTATGAAAAATTTACAAAATTATAAAAAATCTAAATCTAAAATTGATTATTCTATTTTAATTGAATTGTGTTTTAGATATTTAGAAAGATTTATATCCTCTGATCTTATATGGATGAAATATTTATAATATATTTAAGCTTTAACTCTAATTATATAATTACCACCGTGTTCTAAACGATCAGTAATATCACCTGTTTCTTTATTAACAATTTCTATTATTTCCCCTGCTTCTAAATCATAAACTTCTCTGAATTTTTTTAATCCATCTTGTTTATATTTACTATCTAATCTAACTTTTTTTTCTAATTGTGTATTTACTACAATCTGACCCGAAAGTAATAAATCATATTTTTTTTTATTTTTAAATTCTTCAATAGATTCAACTTTTTTACCAGTTTCATCAAATATATCAAAATCTTGTAATCCTTGTAATTCTATTCTTGTTCTAATATGTTCTTTAAAAGTTTCTAATGTGTAATCACTTATTTTGAAATTTATTCCCAATTTTGCTCCTAATCCATGATTCAATAATATTTTTATCTCTTCTTCATCATAATATTCGACCAAGGAGGATTCTTTATCATAATATTTGACCAAGTCGGGTTCTAAAACATATTTGACCAAGGGGGGGTTTAAATCATCACCCCTATAATAAGTATTAACCATCATACTCCCCCTCATTTTTTTATAATACCTTCCTCTCCTAGATTTTCTTTTACGTGATATTCTTTTACGAGATATTCTTTTACGAGATATTCTTTTACTGGATATTCTTTTACTGGATATTCTTTTACGGGAAATTTTCCTTTGAGAATTTCTTCTATTAGAATTTTTCATATATATATATATATAAATTTGATTTAAATATTATAATTATTATAATATAATAAATATATTATGAGCTATATAAATGAACAATTATTAACATCATCAATATATATTCCGATACATAAATTAACAAAGACTAAAAATATCGATGGTTTGATTAAAAATGAATTAAAAAAAAATAATGAAAATTTGTGCAATGAAAATGGTTTTGTTGTTGAAAATGGTATAAATATAATCAATCGTTCTTATGGGGATGTGTTAACAATTGATGGAGATAGCGTAATTAATTATAGAATTACTTATAAAATTAAAACAATAAATCCTCAGAAGGACGATTTAATTGAAGAATGTATTGTTAATAGTATTTCAAAAATGGGGATAATATCATATATTGATTATGAAGATAAAAATAATATTAAAGATAGTCCATTATTAATTATAGTTCCGAATGAATATATAATTAATAATGATATTAAAATAAATGATAAAATTAATGTATCAGTATTGGATTCAAGAATAAAATACAAAGCAAAACAAATACAAGTTGTTGCAAAAATCGTTTAATTTTATTATTATTTAATAATTTAATTATTAAATGGATAATGAATTAAAATTAAATATTTATAATAAATTAAAAAGAAATTCAAATAACTTAGATATTATTAATTTTGTTTTAAATAATGATATAACTCACTCAAAAAATTCGAATGGTATTTTTTTAAATATATCTTCTTTATCAAATGATAATTTAATGGCTATAAATAATATTTTGAATAACTTAAAAAGCAATATAGATGATATAGATTTTAGTTATATTAAAAACATTGATGCAGATGAAAAAAAGACAGAACAAGTTTTTTTAAAAAAAAATTACAAAAAAATAAAATTCAATAATTTAGAAAATAAAATTTTTTCTTTTAGTTTCTAAATTTGACTTAAAAATTAATTATTAATTATAAATTATAATAATTATGACAAATCTATTAAATAATCCTATTGATATAATTAAAGAAATAAATCAAGATTGTGATTTCACTACAAAAATAAAAGAATCAAAATTTATTGAATCATCTGTATCTAAAAATAAGAATTATAATTATAATTCTTTATGTCAATGTATCATTTCATCCAGTGATCCCTTATATGAAACAATACCAAATAATGAAAAAAAACAATATTTTAAAGATATCATATTGAATATATGTACTTTAATTGATGAAAATAAACAAGATAATTATCTAAATTATAATCTTAATACAAAAATTATGAAATCAAAAACAATTCAATATTCAATGCAATTATCGATAGATAATAAAAATTTATTATCTTCTATTTTATATTTAAATGAATTTTATAAAAAACACTTTATTATTCTTCATGGAAATAAATTATATGAAACATCATTAAAAAATTATCCTAAAGAATATATCTTATATCAAAATAATAAATTTTCAATAAATCATAAAAATTTAGATAATTTTGTAAAAGATGATCTAAAAAATATACCTATTGAAAATGATATTAAAAAAACAAATTTAATAGATATTTATAATAAATATTTAGAATCAATAAGCAAATATAAAATTGATGATATTCAAAAAATAGCTAATGATTTAAATATTTCATTAAAAAATGATAAAAAAAATAAAACTAAACAACAACTATATGATGAAATAAATTTGTTTAAATTAAATTAATTAATATATGAGAATAATTAATATATGAGAATATGAGAATAATTAATATATTAGGTGTAACATTATTATATTTACCAATATTCATAAGATATGGTTCATTAAGAGGATTATTTGTATTTATTAATGGGATTTTGTATCATTCGAATGAAAATATATTTTTTTTAAGATATTATGATATTTTATGTAATATTTTGATGATTATATTCACTGTTTATAATGATATTACCGTTTGGCCATATCTTTTATATTCTATTTTTAATTATTTATTAAATAATTACATGTTTCAGATTAATTTTTTATCTTTAATAAATAGTGATTTTTTCCATGTATTTATGGTTCAATTGCCATTATCATTATGTTTATTTAAAATTAAAAGTAAATCATCATGATTTATATTAAATCCAACCTTAATTAAGATATTTTAAATATCTACGTGATTAATATACATAAAAAACATAAAATTTTTGATTTAAATGGTATTTTATATTTTATTTTAAATTATAAATTTGATAATTTAATTAAAGGTTTATTTTATAATAAATTATACATATAATGCTAAGATATAATATTGTTGTTTCTATTAATAAGGATAATGTTATTGGTGTTAATAATAAACTCCTCATTGAATGTAAAGATGATTTGAGAAGATTTTACGAAATAACAACTGATACTTATCCTGAAGGAGATTGTAATATTTGCATTATGGGATATAATACTTGGATGAGTATACCAGAAATAGTCAAACCATTTAAGAAAAGAATGAATATAATTATTTCATCAAACCATGCTATTAAAGAAACAGATAATTGTAAAGTTTTTCATACATTAGGCGATGCTTTTGAGTGGAGCATTTTAAATCAAAAGGGTAAAATTTTTGTAATTGGTGGATCAATGTTATTTAATGAATGTTTAAAATCATATAAAAATAATTTAGATACAATTTATTTAACAGAATTTTCAAATACTTATGATTGTGAAAATTCTATTAAATTTTCAAATGATCATTTTAAAGATACTGAATTAATATACCACGAGAAATCAATAACAAGTGATTGTACTATTTATGATTCTGATATTAAATCTATAAAACATAATTATAAAATTTATCAATCTAAAAAATTTATGAATTCTTCAGAATTAAAATATTTAAATATTATGAATAAAATTTTATCAGAAAAAAATCTTATTGAATCTAGAAATGGTGGTGTTTATAATTCTTTTGGTGAAAGAATGATTTTTGATTTAAAAGATGGTTTTCCATTATTAACTACTAAAAAAGTTGGAAATAAAACAATTTTAAGAGAATTAATATGGTTTATTAATGGATCTACCAATAATAAAGAATTAAAAGAAAAAAATGTTCATATTTGGGATCAAAATGCTTCTCGTGAATTTTTAGATAGTAGAGGATTATCTTATGAAGAAGATGATTTAGGACCTATTTATGGATTTCAATGGAGGCATTTTGGAGCAGAATATAAAGATTGTCATTCAAATTATGAAGGATTAGGTATTGATCAATTAAAAAATGTTATTGATTTAATTCGAAATGATCCAACATCAAGGAGAATAATTATGAGTGCATGGAATCCATTAGATTTAGATAAAATGGCATTACCACCTTGTCATGTTATGTGTCAATTTTCAGTTAATAAAATACAAGGGACAATTGATTGTCAATTATATCAGAGATCAGGAGATATGTTTTTGGGTGTTCCATTTAATATTGCATCATATTCATTCTTATTATGTATTATTTGTCATATTACTAAATATAATCCAGGAAAATTAATACATATTTTAGGTGATTCACATATTTATAAAGATCACATAAATGTTGTAAAAGAACAATTAAGAAGAGTTCCTTTTGATTATCCAAAAATAGATATTTCCGATGAATTAGAATCTATTGATGATATTAAAGAAGAATATTTTACCATAAAAAATTATAAATATTACCCTAAACTTTCAGCTCAAATGATTGCATAAATTATATATATATATATATATATATATGCGTTCGAAGAGGAAAACCCAAAGAAGAATGAAGAGAACAACAAGGAGAACAACAAGGAGAACAACAAGGAGAACAACCAGAAGAACAGCAAAGAGAACTAGGAGAAATACCAGGAGAACTACTAGGAGAACTACCAGGAGAACTACCAGGAGAACAAGAAAAAAATCTTTATCACAAAGTGGTGGAATGTTTGGAAAATCAAAACTAATGATTGAAACAGGGGAGAGACCATTAAATATGATATTTAATCCTGATGATGCGATTCTTGGAAAAGTTACAAGCAGCTCTTGGATAGGGGGGGGATATCCTGATCTTTTATTCGGTAAAAGATATTCTTCATTAGAACAAACACATATATTAAAAACACACAAAGATAATAGTACTAATTCTAAATTATATCGAATATTAGCATCAATTGCAGTGACTAATTATGAAAATCCTTTACTCCATATTCCTTTCTGGTTCATGTTGAGAGAAGATATGTCATCGATTTTTTGTTATGATTCGCGTTTTAGTGTTATGTTTGAAAGTGGTAATAAAGAATTAACGGAAGGGAATATTAGGGATTTACCCTACATGTTATTAGTTGAACAGGGAATATTAAGTGAAATTAAAAAGAGAAATCCGAATCTACAAGTATTATTGGAATCCAAAAAATATAAAAGTCAATGTTACCCATTTGTACCAGATACCAATGGATGTTATGTAAAAAATGATAGGGAAAGAAAAGAAATGTGTATTATAGGAATATCACCTTATAAAGGCAGTGATGTATGGCATGTAATTACTGATAAAGGGTGGAAAAGTTTAGATAGTGTTTTTGGATCAAGTTTTACTGTTTTAATATTCACTTGTAATGAATGTGTTTTTTTCAAACAAGGATTACCATTACATCTTGAATTATTTCCATGTATGGAGAATATGAGGGTTGAATTAACTCCAGTATTAACAGATAAAGATATCCCTATAAACTTAAAATCTAGAACACTTGAAGTTATTAGTGAAGAATTAATAGGTGAAAAAATGCCAAATGATCCATTTGAATTTTCTAAACAATTAGCATCTTTGAATGATAGTGATAAAGAAATATTATTAGGACCACCTACAAGAGATAAAGTAGATTTATCTAGGACTTTTTCGGGTCCTCTAGAAGAAATGGGTGGATCTAGAGGAACACAAATAATTAAAGAAGGAACTTTTTTAAAAAAAGGAGAGCAAGGTATAAAAAAATATAAAAAAAGATATTATAAATTAAAAAAAGTAGAAGAAGGTGAGATATTAGAATATTATAAAGGAACAAAATGTCAAGGTCGATTTAATTTATGGGAATATGTAATTGATTCGGAGATGATAGGGGGGGAAATAACTATAACATTAACCCCAAGGGATGGTGTTGGGAATGTTAGATATATAAAAGGAGAAAGTGTTGAAGAAACAAGTGAATTATATGGAATATTATCTTCTGCTGGTATCTCTGAGGGGACTCCTCCTCTAGGAGGAGCAACAGGTGAGGAAGAACCAGTAGAGGAAGAACCAGTAGAGGAATCACAACAACCACAACCTAGTTTAGAAGAATTACAAGCAAGATTAGATGCCCTCGAAAAACCACAGGTACAATCAGAGGAAGAAATTGTTATTCCTCCTAATATATCGGAAATTTTAAAAAAATATGGGATTACTATTACTACTACTACTAATAAAAATGAACTTAAAAAACAAATTGGCGATAACCTAGATAAAATGGAAGACAAGGGTTTGTTTAGTGAAAAAAAAAATATAATGAGATTTATGGAAGGTTTATAAACAAGCAACCGCTAATCTATCTGCTTTATCATTTCCAATTGAATGATCATCTTGTAGATTTGTATGTGAACGAATATGAATAAATTTCACATCAATAATTTTTAAATATTCTTTTATTTTTTTAAGAATATCTATATTTTTTTTAGAATTTAAATTACCATTAATAATCCATTGATCATACCATTTAGTAATTGCATCTATAGAATATTGTGAATCAGTATAAATAATAATTTTTTCATTTAAATTATTTTTTTCACATTCTTGTAAAGCCACAAGAATAGCTGTTAATTCTGCTTTATTATTAGTAGGATTTTTAATATCTAATTTAAGAGATATATCTTTTAATTGAATACGGTTTTTAAGAGAAAAATGAATACCTATACCTGCCCTTACATTTTTTGTTTTAGAACCATTATGTTTGCAGGCTCCATCGGTATAAATAATGATTGTATCAGGGTTGATAATAATATTTTCTTTTTTTATATTTAAGAATTTAATTAAATTTTCTCTAGATTCTTTAAATTTTATTTTGTACCAAGGTTGAGTATTGAGCCATTCAAGATATTGTTTATCTTGATTATAAATTTCATCAAAATTGAGATTTTTATATTTCCCAAAAGTTAAAGTTTCCATTATCTTTAACTTTAAAGTTTTTTGATTTAAAAAAATAATATATATCAAATTGAATAATGATAAAAATTTAAATATCGATAAAATCAATTTGTTGATAATCATCTTCTTCTTCATCTTCTTCTTTATTATTTTCTTTATTATTTTCTTTATCAGATTTTTTATCTTCATGATTATCATTAGAATAATCAAAAGTAAAAGGATTATAATCATCATCATTAAAATCATTTTCTTGATTTAATTGAATAGAATCGGGAAATTCCCCATCATTTTTTAATTTAATTGCTTCATCGGGTTCATATTTATGAATAATACTACATTTAGAATCTTGGAAATCCCACAATGCAACTAATACTATATCATCTATAGAAAATCTAAATTTTCTTTTAATGTTACCTGCGCAAATACCGAGACGATCAGTACCATCAAAACATTTCATTTGATATCTTCCAGATCCATTAACTTTTGTAATTTTTGCATATTCTTGATCTTCTTTGGGGTCTTTATAAATTAATTTTGTTTCAATGTGATTATTTTTTTTCCCACCTCTTTTAAATTTTTTCCCACCTTTTTGGTTAGGCATGGTTATGTTAGAGTTATATAATATATATTATCATTATTTTAAATAGATTTATTTAAAATATAAAAAAGTTAATTTAAAAATTATTTAGGAAAATTTAGCTTTCCCTGACTTGTAAGATGGGGCGGCAGATTTCATTGCTTGCTTGTATGATAATTCCGGGTGGGATGCATGATAATCCATAACATGTTGTATCCATGGACTTAATTTTTTAGATCCACGACTTGATCGGCGTTTAGAAGAACGACGAGGGGTAGATCTACGGGCAGAACGGCGAGGAGAAGAACTACGGGTAGATCTACGGGCAGATCTACGGGCAGATCTACGGGCAGAACGGCGAGGAGAAGAACGACGGGCAGAACGCATTGAACGACGGGCAGAACGCATTGAACGACGCATATTTGTATATATATATAATAAATATTTTAATTATGATTTAATTTTAATTATGATTTAATTTTTTTTAATTTAGCGAGAGTTGTTTGTAATTCTTCTAAAGTTGGTGGTTCAAATAAATTATTATTTTTTTGTTTTTTATTCTTACTTATTTTTTTTGGTTTTTTTAGAATTACATTTTGTAAATCTTCTGCTTTAATTTTTGGGATATTATTGTTTGATTTAATAATTTTAAAATTTGGGGGAGGTGGGGGGGGTGGTATATTATCTAATAATTTTTGTCTTTCGATGGCTTCTTTGGGGACACCCATTTTCAACATTTTGTCATATTTACTAGTTGATTTAATATTTTTATTATCATTATTATCTTTATTATCGTTATTATCGATAAATGAATATTCATAAAAACAAATAGGATTCATAATTTTACCTTGTATTAAATACCATTGAATCCATATATTATCATCATTGATCCATAATCCATGCAATTGAATAATAAAGATACCATAACTAAAAGGATCTATTGTATCAATTAAATTTTTATCACTGTCAAAAAATATTGAATTACTAACCTTTAAACGCATACATTCATTATAAAAAGTATCTTTTAAAAAATGGTTCACTTTTAATTGTGATGAATATTTTTTATTTATTTTTTCATAAATAATTTTTAATTTAGATAGAAAGTTATAGCAATTACTATCATTTTCTTTGTTTAAAAAAGATAAATCAATTATATTTTTATTATTAATTGTTTTTTGAACTCCATAAGGAGCAAAAAGAAAGGGTGTTTGTAATATAAAATTATGAATATTTTTATTATTTTTTATTTTGATAGGTATAAATGAAAAATCATCGGAATATTTTAATTTTTTTAAAAATTTAATTTCATAATTATTAAATTCATCTTTATGATGAATAATCATAAGTTTATTTGTATTTAAATAAATAACATATTATTTATTTAAATGAATAAAAATGAAGAAGAAGATTGTTCTATTTGTGGTTTACAATTAAATGAAAAATTTCAATATAAATTACCTTGTAATCATATATTTCATTATGAATGTTTATTAAAAACTTTTATACATTCAAAAAATAATAGTTATTATGCAGGAAAATATAATAATAAATGTCCTTATTGCAGATCAAAATGTGGATTTTTACCAGTTATAAATGGATTAAGTAAAGTAAAAGAAGATATTCATTATAAAAATATAAGTGAAAAACCTGAATTAATATCGGTTCCATGTAAAGCGTTATTACAAAAAGGTAAAAATAAAGGGAACATATGTAATAAAAAATGTATGTTAGGATATGAATATTGTGGTCTTCATAAAAAATATATAAAATTTGATAATTGATTTTAAAATTATTAAGAATACAAATATGGAAAATATAGAAAATATAGAAAATGAACTTTCATATGAAGAAGAACAATTACAATTACTTTTACTTAAAGAAAGTTTCAATAAAAAGTTAGAAATAGAAAGAAAGTTAAAAAATCAACAAGATGAAGAATATAAAAAATCATTGATGATAGATGAGAATAAACAAAATAATATTTTTGAAGAAATTTCTTTAGAAGAAATGAGAAGGATCCGTCTATTGCGTTTTAATAATTTATAATAAATTAGAAATGTCATAAGTAAAATTATTTCTTTCAGTTACAACGGGTCGATCCATAGGTTCAGGTAATTTGGATAGATCTTTAACATAACCAATATGTTGTAAAACATTTGAAGATATGTTATCTACACAATATAAAATTACTTTATTATTTAATCTTTTTATTTCATCGATGATATTTTCGGTAGAAATTTGAAAATTTGCATATTGTAACATAATGGATCTCATAACAGTATATAATTCATTTTCTGATTGTTTTGAAACTATTTTTTCTGTCTTTAAATGGACACCATATCTGATAGAATCATTTAAAGCTTTAATATTCATGTCAGAAAAAAAGATATCATTAACAGCATTTTTTTCTAAGAGACCTCTTAATGAACTTTCTTGATTATCTTTATTAATAATAATTTCTGCATTCGATTGTGGTAAAATAGTATCTTTAACAACGGTTACATCGTGTAAACGACCATTGAAAGTTTCACCCATAACTACATCTTCAATGGGTGTACTTTCTGCGTCTAACATTTGGCGATAAAGGGATCCCTTATTTTCTCTAAGGGCATTTTCTCCATCTCCATCAAAAAATAAACTTCCTCTTTGAGTTTCTTCCATCATATCAGTCATTCTAAAATCTCTTCTTCCTCGTGAATCAGTATATTCAACAGGGACACCCATATCAGGGTTGCTTGGTATCACAAAAGATCCCCCTGATAAATTGGGTGAATTTAATACTTCATAATCACCATATTGATTGGGATACGATCCATAAATTCTATTATCAACATCTACACCTACAGCAGGATCAGGATCATCATTTATATTATAATAAGTTGGCATTTATACTTTACTATATAATAATATTATTTTAAATTTTTCAATAATTCCAAACATTCATTTTCCCATAATTTTTCAATAGTAATATCAAATAAAGTATCATATTTATCTTTTAATTTATCGTGTTCATCATTTAATTTATCAATTTCTTCTTCAGTAAATGTATATAATGACATCTTAATTAAATAATCATAATTATTTGTATTATTATCATTATCTTGTAAATCTTTATTAATAATTTTTTTATCTTTTACTTGTATATATTCATTATCTTTCAATGATTGAATAATATTAATTTTTTTATTTTTATAAATCTTAATATTTTCATTAATAACATCTTTAATAAATCTAATTTTAGATGAAATAATTTTTAATAAATTATCTAATTCATTTAATTGATATTCTTTTCTTCTTACATAAAGAGAATATCTCTCATCATAAAATGCATCAAATATACTATTTAAATTATGATATTTAATAATTTTTTCTTTATCATATAGATGAACATTATTTAAATTTAATCCTTTTGTAGTAGTTAATTTAAAGAATTTTTCAATACCATCAATGTGTTTATCTTCACTCCATTGTAATGAATGAATTAAACCTTTTTTAACATAAATTCTAAAGTGAACATTTTTATCAGTTGAATTATTTTGATAATCTAAAATTTTTTTATCAGTTTTATTTTTATTCTTTGGATCATCAATTAAGAATCCATCTAAAAATTTTTTATAATCATCTGTCCATTTACCAATAGGTAATTCAGTAATATCAATAACAGAATCATTAATTATTTCATATTTCCCTTTACTAATAAAATTTTTATTATCAATTTTAATTATATCTCCTGTAAATCCGTTATATGATGGTGATAATGATTTATATGGTTTTTTATTAATTCTTTGAATAATATTTTTAGTTACTTGTTTAATATCATATTTAGGAATACTTGTACTAAATCCTGTACCAATACCATTCATACCATTTACTAGAACCATTGGAATAATGGGAACATAATATTTGGGTTCAACCATGACACCATCATCGTCATTATAATCTAATAATGGGAAGTCGGAGGGTGGATAAATATAATTAACAATTTTATTTAACTCGGTATGAATATACCTGGGACTTGCAGAATCATGACCACCCATAATTCTTGTTCCAAATTGGCCATTGGGCATTAATAAATTTAAATTATTAGATCCAACATAATCTTGAGCCATTCCAATAATAGCCGATTGTAATGAAGCCTCACCATGATGATATGCGGCATTTTCACTAACATAACCTGCTAATTGTGCAACACGAATTTCTTTATATAAATTTCTTTTAAAACATGAAAATAATATTTTCCTTTGACTAGGTTTGAGGCCATCATAGATAGAACCAATAGAACGATTAGTATCATTATTTGAAAAATGAATTAATTCTTTATTAATAAAATCAGATATGAAAATTTCAGTATCATTATGATTTAAAATATTTTTTTCATCATAATTATACAACCAATTTTTACGATTATCAGCTTCTACTTTACTGAATGCTAAACTCATTGTTTTGTTAGAATCTTCATTATAAATATAATTATTCATTTTAATATTAGAGAAATATTCTCTAGCTTCTACAGCTGTACTTGTACCTAATCCCTTATAATATTTAATGTTATATTTTTGTGAATCTTTTGTTTTTTCCCTCCACTCACTATATTCGGTGAGTGTATAAAATGAAATTTTTTTCTTACCTTTAGTTGCTTTAATGATTGGTGTAATCATGGAGGTAAGAAAACCTAGTTCTAATAATTCGGGCCATAAAGAGTGAAATAAATTCATTACTAAACCTTTGATATGTGATCCATCGTGATCTTGATCTGTCATAATCATAATTTTACCATATCTTAATGATTTTGTATTTGTATATTTTTTATTGGTTTCCAAACCGACAATTTTTTTAAGATTACATATTTCAGCATTTTTCATAATTTGAGAAGTTGATGTGTCGCGAACATTCATAACTTTCCCTTTCAAAGGGAATACTCCATATTTATCTCTTCCCACTACAGATAATCCTGAAACAGCCATAGATTTAGCTGAATCCCCTTCAGTTAAAATCAATATACATTCATCTGATTTTTTTGTACCAGCCCAATTGGCGTCATCTAATTTAGGAATATCTCTAATTTTACATTTTTTATTACCATCTGTTTTTTTAGATTCTTTATTTAATTTAAATTCTGCAAATGATAATACTTTATCAACAATATCTAATTGATCATAAATTTTCTTAATAAATTTATCATTTACTTGAGGTTTCGAACCAAATTTTCCCGGTGATGTAATTAATCTTTCTTTCGATTGACTTTCAAATGAGGGATCTTCAATCACGGAATTTACAAATATTTTTAAATAATTTTTGATATAAGATTCTTGAATTTCTTTTTTATTTTTTTTCTTAATTAATTTATTTAATCCTGATGTAATTTGTTTTGTAATTACATCGACATGTTTCCCACCTTTGGGTGTAAAAATACCATTAACAAATGAATAATTTTCAAATTTATCTGTTTTACTCACAGATACACATATTTCCCAACGATCATGTATTTTTTCAGATACTTTTTTTTCTTTATCTAAATATAAATCACAATATTTATCAAATGATTTAATATTTAATTTTTTATTATTTAGATAAACATTTAAATTATTATCCGTAGTCCCTGCAATATCGTATACTCTCCTTTCAATTAGAAATAACATATCTTCAGAATATTCTTCTAAATTAAATTTTTTAAAATCGATAATCCAAGATATTTTTGTATATGGTTTATTTGTACATTTTGTTACTTTTTCTTTAGATTTTTCACTCATATTTTTAGAGTATTCTTGAATATATTTTAATTGACGAATATGATCAACTGTTTCGACTCTAAAATATTCTGAGAATAAATTTACTAATTTAGCACCAAAACCATTTTTACCACCGGTTGTTTTTCCGCTTTTATTGTAATTTTTTGATGTTAATAAATTTCCTAAAATTAGATCAGGAATCCATATTTCTTTACCATTTTTATCTTTTTCTGTAGGATGTTTAGCGACATCAATACCATTCCCATTATTATAGATTGTTATCATTTTTTTTTCTTTATCATAATTATATTTAATATCTGTTACAGGGATAATATTTTTTTCATTTTTAATATTTTCATCTAATCTCACTTTTTGATCGCGACAATTAACTAAAATTTCATCAACTAATTTTAAAATTGCAGGGATTAATTTACATGATTTAACTTGAATTTTATTATCAATTAATAGTGGTAAAATATCTTCAATTTCATCTGTTCCACCTACGAATGTATCGGGTTCAGATAAAATTTGTTCATCTAAAGATCTTTTTTTATATTCTTCTAAAGACATTGTGTGTATATTATTTAATATTGTGGTTATAACTTTAAATCAAATTTTATATTTATATATTATATATATTATGAGAAATTTAATTGGTGATAAAATATCAAAGAAAAATATTGATAAATATTTAAAATATTGTAATCGTTATACATTATTTACGCATTTTATAGGATTAATAATTGTTTTACCATTAGTAATTTATTATCGTTTTTATTATGATGGTAAAAAATATGATATTTTTACAATTATTGATTCATTTAAAGAGGTTGAAGGTTTTAGAACGCATTCAAAAATAGATTTGGTCAATGATTTAACAACAGATAATAAAGAAGTTAAAGAAGCAAGAAATTTATATATTTTATATTTTTTTGGTTGTTTATATTTGATTGGTATAATATTTGATATATATTTCAGAATATTTCATAAAGATAATAAATTTGTAAAAACATGGATAGGTTATACTTGCTTTGGTGATATTGTTAGTTTATTATTTTAAATTTGATTAATAAATAATTATATTTTATTAAAAGATAAAAATATGGAATTAGAAAATCTCAAAATAATGAATGAAAAATTAATACATGAAAATAAATCATTAGAAGATGATGTTTTGATATATAAAGATGATTTAAAAAGACTGAGAGATATAATAGAAAAAATACAAGATGAAAATTACACATTAAAAGAAAAAAATATAGAATTAGAAAAGATCAAAAAATATCATCATAAATTTAGTGAGGATGGATCTATCGCGGTAAAAGAATTGTTAAAATTATTAAAAGAAACTAAAAATTATACAATTTATAATCCATTAGAAAATTGTGATACTTATCAAGTGTATGATATATTTTCGGGTAATTTAATTTTAACTATAAATGATTGTTATGATGGTAATTTATATCCTGGATTATTATTAACACCATCATTTAAATTTATTAAAAGTATGAAAAATGTATATAATTATAATGTTATAACGAAAGATTGGGAAATATATAATCATAATCGTCAAAAAAAATATGATTTTTCAAATAAAAAATATATTGATATTTTAAATATTTTTGAAAAGATATGTGGATAATTATTTCTTAGTTTTTGATTTATCGATAGATTCATCAATAATTTCATCAATAATTTCATCGGTTATATTTTTAACAATCCCTTCTTTTTTTTCATTAATATTATCTTTTATTTGTGGTATATTATCTTTTTTATCTTCTAAAGATTTCATTAATAAATTTAATTGACTCATTTTTTGATCCATTAAATTGGTCATTTCATTAACTTTTTCAGATTTTTGATTAATTCCGTTTTCTATATCTTTTAATTTATGTTGATCGGGTAATTGTTTCATCAATTCATCTTGAAAATTAAATTTGGGTTCTTTTTTACCTCCAGCTTTATTTTTATTAACATCTCCTTTACCTGAAAATTCTTTTTCAACTTGTTTTCTTTTAATATTTTCGATAGATTTTGAAAAAGATTTATATGCTTCTTTATGTGATTCACAATCTTCATATTTACCTGATAATTGAAAAAATTGCCATCCTTCAGTTTTCAATTGTTCAGTTGTAATTGCATATTCAAAATAATTTTTGTCCAATGAAAATAATTGTAAGAATCCATTACTTCCTGTCACCATTAAAGATATAGTCCAAGATACCCAATAACTAATATTATCAAAATTTTTAGGTAATTTTGCAGGATCCATTTGTCCCATTGATAAAACGGCTGGTAATAATATAGATCCTGTTGTTACAATAAATCTAAAAATATTATAATATTTTTTAGTATGATCTTTCCTTTGTTCATAATTTAAAACTTCACCTAAAAATCTACTTTTCAAGATACTTTTATCAGTTTCTGTTTCGAGTTCAAGTGTTTCGATTATTTCAGAAACTTGTTCTTTATATGTAAAAGATTCGCTCATAATATAATATAGCTTATATTATAATGAAAAAAAGAAATCTAAATCAAAAAAAAGAAATTGGCAAAAAGGTAAATCCAAACAATCGCCAAATGCGGGTGGAGGAGCAGAACCTCCTGTAATTATGGCTGAACAACAATTAGATTTGAATAGTTTAAATAATAAAATAGATTTATTAGCAAGAATTATATTAACAGATTCTAATCCAGCTACCCATGAAATAATGGGACATCGTAAGCCATTATATTTACCAACAGAGACCTAAACATATTTGTTTTTGATTAATTGATTCTTTAACAATAGATTCAAGAGTATTAATTTGATCATTAAGATAATTTTCATTCATTTTCATAATTTTAATTTCGTTTTCAAAATTCATTTTAGATTGATAAATATCAATTGCTTTTGCATTATCGGTATTTTCATTTTTTTCAATATTATTTAAATTATAAAACATTAAATAATTAAAAATCATATTAGTAATCATACTAATAATCATCATAAATATAATAAGAATATCTTTTGTAAAAATAGAAATATTGTTATTTTTGTTATTATTAGTTGTTCCGTTCATAATGTTTTTATTGTTTTTATTTACAAGTCAAATAATCAAATAATCAAATAATCAAATTTATGTATCAAAAACTAAGTTATGAAAATAAAGATGAAAAATATTTTCATTACGATCAATAATATCTAATCTATGATCAGTTGTAAAAGATGAATTAATTGTATCATTTAAATTTATTTTATTTTTTTCATTTGTTAACAATGAAAAAGTTAAGAAGGGTGGAATAATAATATATTCTTTTATTTTTTCATTTATTAAATCATATAAATTTTGAAAGATAACATTTTTATCAATACTAAAATTAAATGATTTACCCATAGGTAAAAAATCCTGATTAGGAGTATTTAATATTTGGATAGTAATTTCAATTTCATTCATAATATTTAGTAATATTAATATTTAAATATAAATTTATTCAATATCTTTAATTTTGCTATGACCCGATTTAGTTAAAAATCTAGGATCAATATCTTCAACATTAGGACAATTAATAATTTTTTCTCTTAAATAGCAAACAAAAGATAACCTTGTATATTTTTTGATATGGGGGGGGGAAAATACATTGGCAGAAATAAATGAAAAATCACCTGAATGGTTACCATTTTTATTTGAATATAGCATGAGAATATATCAACAAAGGAAAAGAATGGGGGCATCATGGTCAAGAGGAGTGAGCGCCCAACCCCCTGGTAAATACATGGAAATGATGGAGAGAGCTGAAGAAAATACAGAAGAATTTTATGAAGATCCTTTTAAGTTTTTACATTATATATATTCTACAGAGTTACCAGATCCTGAGGATCCTTTTAAGGACATTTAATTAATCTTCATATGTGAAAGATTTACCCATAATATAATGAAAATATAAATATTAAATTTTTTATTTATTTAATTTTACTGCATTTAGTTGTTCCAAATATAAATTTAAAATAAGAAAAATCTTTTTTATCTCTTTTTTGTTTTGATAAATAAACAAAAAATCCAGATAATAATACGGCTAATGTTGAATATTCGGTGTATAATTTTATTTTTTCAAATAGTTTTTTATCATATTTTTTTTCTTTATCTTTAAGGTATAATTCATATTCGTCTATCATGTAAAGGGCAAATAATAATATAATTATTAAATATGTAAATTTGTAATGTGTTTTTGTTCCTATTACAAATAATAACCATATAATAAATGTTTTCTTTATTAATTCAATAGGATGTTCATTTTTTTTTTCAGTTAAATCAATAGTGAAATATATTAAAAATAATAATATCATGTGTTTAACATATATATTATTTGTAAATATTGATCTAGTTTTACATCCCAATAATTCTCCTATAAAATTACCTGATACAACTAAAAACAATAAAAAAATACTCTTTAATGTATCTATTCCAAATTCCATTTATATTTTTAATATATATTATTTTTCGTGTTTTATATTAATATTACATACTTTTGAATAAAAATAAATATCTTTCAATAAACGATTGCTTTTACCAGAAATTTTTATTCCATCTTTTTCTAATTCTTTTTTAATATCTTCAGGTTTTTTATTTCTTATATCAGAAATTTTTTTTTCAATATTTTTAATATCAGTTTTTATAGGTTTTTTAGTATTGATACTTATTTTACGAACATTTTTATTAGATCTTCTATTAGATCTTTTATTAGATCTTTTATTGGATCTTTTAAAAGATCTTTTAGAAAGATTTTTTTCTTTAAAAGTGGGTTTCAAAGATTTATTAATGGGATTATTTTTTTTAGATTTTTCTCTAATATTTTTTTCAATTTCATTAATATCTTTAATTTTACTAGGTCTTTTTCGAGTAAATTTATTTTTACTTTTATTTTTATTTTCTTGTTTTATTATACGAATAGTGGGATCTTTATTTGTTTTTTTGGTTGATCTTTTTATTCCGATATCTTTTTTATTAGAATTATTTTTTATATTTTTTTTATTAGATCCACCATTTTGAAGATACAATTGATAATTTTTTTTACTATTGTTTAAATTTTTATTTAAATCTATATTTTTATTTAAATCTATATTATTATTTTTATTAATAATATTAATATCACCTCTTTTAATATGTTTAGAAATATGATCCATCTCTAATATATAATATATTTTATTTTTATTTATTTATCAAGTTCAAAACTTATATTTGAATTTTTATTTTGATGCATTCGAATTTCATAAATTAATCTATTCTTGCATAATTCACCATCATTAAATATTTCTGTAAAAATATTTACAACTATTAGATCACCAGGATATTCATTTTTTAATAATCTTTTCAATGATTCTTTAACAAAAACTTTAAGATGAGAAACTCTGTCATCATATAATTCTTCTATAACTTTTTTAATTTTATCATCATCAATTTTTGTTAGTTTATTATCTTCTAAATATTTGTTATAGTTTGTTTTTATATAAAAAAAAATTAAATCAGCGATTGTTTTACGGATATCACTCATTATTATGATATATTAATTAATATAATATTTAATATATTTAAACATAATATGTTTAAATAAAAAATAAATTTAATATATATTAAATAAATGATATTTATGATAAAATCGATATACAATTATATATCTTTATTTTATTCGGTTTACAATTTAAATGACGAATATTATAAAAAAAAAAAAATAAATTTAAAAAAGTTAGATGATATTATTTTAAAAATAAAGAATAGTGGTTCAGTAATTATAAAATTCACACAATGGGTAATCCCCAAGCTTGAATTAATGTATTGTGAAAAAGATCAAAAACCTGAGTGGTTAAAAAAAATGGAGGTTTTATATGATGATTGTAATATTCATGATTTAAATCAAACAATTAAAGAATATAAAAAACAATTTAATAAAAATCTATTAGATAATTATCGTGTAAAAGATGTAATTGGTTCAGGTAGTATTGGTCAAGTTTATTTAATAGAAGGTATAGATGATAATAAAGAATTGGTATTGAAAATAACACATCCAAATGTAGAGAAGGATATTAATACTTTTTATTTTTTATATAAAATGATAAATAAAATACCATATATTTCTAATTTAATAAAATTTTATATACCTTTTAATATTAAAGAATTTATAAGATCATTTAAAAAACAGACTGATTTTATAGAAGAAGCAAATAATATATTATTTTTTAAGAATAAATATATTGATAATAAATTCATTGTCATTCCCACATTATATGAGATATCAAAATCAATAATTATAATGAGTTATGAAAAATCACAAAAAGTTGAAGATATTAATATTTCAGATTATGAATTAAATAAAATAATTAGTATATTTTTATTATTTACAAATGAAAGTTTAATATGTACAGGTTTAAATCACGGAGATTTACATAAAGGTAATTGGGGAATTAGAAAGGAAGATGATATTTATAAATTAGTTATTTATGATTATGGTTTTTGTTTTAATGTAAAATTATATAAAAATGTAATAATGGAATATTATAATATTTTGGATTATTATGATAAAAACAATGATAAAGATTGTGAATATGATAAATTATTATATTTATTTAGTAATTTATTAATTAATTCAACGGAAGAAAATATAAAAAAATATATGAATAAAAATATCGATAAATTAAAATATAATTCCATGGATCCATATTTGTTGGCGAAACATTTTGTAAATGGGGCAAAAGAAAATGGGGTGATTGTTAATCATTTATTGATACAAGTTTTTATTTTGGGTATACAAAATGAGTTATTTATTGAAAAATGTGGAAGATCTAAATTATATAGAGAAGGAGATAAAAAATGTAAATTATTTGAATGTGATTTAACAGCTATTACTTTTTGCAAAACTCATAATGTATTTTTAGAATTTTCAAAAGTAATGGAAACAAAAATAAAAAATATGGAACATGGAATTGATGAAATATTTTCAGGTATTGATTTTAATGAAGATATAAAAAAATTAGCTTTACAATAAATATAAATAAATATAAATAAAATTAAAATAAAATTTGATATTGGATTAAAGATAATTTATTAAATTAAATAAACATATCAAATGATTGATGATGAATGTATTAAAACTATTATTGATAAATATTTTGAACAAAATAATGTTTTAGTAAATCATTTAATTCAATCATATGATGATTTTATAGATACAATATTCCCCAATATATTATCACAATTTTTCCCATTAATTATAAATGTAAAATCACATAAAATTAAAAAGATATCCATTCATTTAGATGATTATAAGGTTAATGATCCTTATTTTACAGAAAATAATGGTTGTCGTAAAATAATGACTCCACATATTGCGAGATTAAGAAATTACACATATTCATTGATAATTACCGTTTCAATAAAGGTAAATATAACCTTATTTGATGAAGTTGAGATTAATTTACCAGAAAAAACAATACCAAATATTATTTTTGCAAAGATACCATTAATTGTAAAATCTAAATATTGTGTTTCTAAAAATGATATATTTTCTGAATGCAAATATGATTTAGGAGGTTATTTTATAATAAATGGTAATGAAAAAACTGTAATTACGCAAGAAAAAATAGTTCCGAATATTATTCAAATATATAAAAATAATAAGAAAAATTCTAAATATACGCATATATGTGAAGTAAGATCATCTAATTTAGATATTTATGGACCAACAAAAACAATTAGTATTAAATTAGTATCAAATAATAATCTATATGTATCTGTTCCAAAAATTAAACACGATATACCATTATTTATATTACTAAAAGCTTATGGTTGTTTATCGGATAAAGAATTTATTCATTATATTATCAATAATGATAAATCAAAATATGATATTAATATAATTAATATATTAGAGAAAAGTATTGAAGAAGCAAGTGAATATAAAACAGAAAATGAAGCAATTGAATATATTATTAAATATATTCCTTTATCAAATATTAATAATATAAATAAGATTTACTATTGTAAAAATATTCTTTATAAAGATATTTTACCACATTTAAAAGATAATTTATCTAAATTACATTTCATTGGATTAATGGTAAATAAATTATTAAAAAATAATTTTAATATTAGTAATGAAAATGATCGTGATAGTTATTTTAATAAAAGGATGGAAACATGCGGTCCGTTATTAGGTAATTTAACATTCCAATGTTTAAATCGTATTATTAAAGATCTAAAAACTTATGTTAATAAAGAATTAACATCCGGTATATGGCAAATAAATGAAAATTACAGTGATATTATAAATGATAATAATATTAATAAAATTATAAAATCAAATTATATTGAAAGTATATTAAAAGGTGCTTTAGCTACCGGTAACTGGGGAATTAAAAATAATAGTAATAAACAGGGTGTTTCACAAGTATTAAATCGTTTAACTTTTATGAGTACATTATCACATTTAAGAAGGATATCAACACCAATAGATAATAGTGGTAAATTAATCCCACCAAGAAAATTACATAATACTCAATGGGGGTATATTTGTCCTACTGAAACACCAGAAGGTCATTCGGTTGGTGTCGTTAAAAATTTTTCAATGATGTGTGAAGTTACTAAACATATTAATTCAGATATTATTAAAGAATTAATTAGAGATTATATCATCCCATTTAGTGAAATAAATATATATGAGTTTAATAAATTTGCAAATATTAAAATAATTATCAATGGAGAATGGTTGGGATATGTTAAAGATCCTTTATTATTTATAAAATATTTCAAATATAATCGTGATAATAAAAAAATTCATCCTCATTGTTCTATATATTGGGATATTAAAGAAAATGAAATTCATATATTTACAGATAGGGGTAGATGTATTCGTCCTCTATTTTCTAATAATGAAGAAATTGAAACAATAAATAATGATGTTTTGAAAGATTTAAATTGGGATAAAATAGTTTTATATCATAATATTATTCAATATGTTGATATTCATGAAGTAAATAATTGTTTAATTTCAAATAAAATTACCAATAATAAAAGATTTACACATTTTGAGATACATCCATGTTTAATATTAGGAGCTTTAGCATCATGTATTCCATTTTCAAATCATAATCAATCACCTAGAAATACATATCAATCTGCAATGGGTAAACAAGCTATCGGTATTCATTGTACAAATAATTCTAAAAGATATGATACATTTTCTCATATTTTATATTATCCACAAAAACCATTAGTAAATACGAGATTAATGAAATATTTTAATTTTAATTCGATGCCTTCTGGTATTAATGCAATTATTGCAATTGCTACATATTCAGGTTATAATCAAGAAGATTCTGTTATTATTAATCAATCTGCGATTGATCGTGGATTATTTAATTCTACATTTTATAGATGTTATAAAGATGAAGAAAAAAAGAATCAATTAACTGGTGATGAAGATATTTTCTGTAAACCACAAAAAGATAAATTATTATTTCCGAAACCTTTTAATTATGATAAATTAAAAGAAGATGGATTTACACCACTTAATACAAAAATTGATGATAGCGATATTATTATAGGTAAAGTCATGCCCTTAAAAAATAATTCTGATTATAATTATAAGGATTGTAGTGTCCCTGTAAGAAATAATGAAAAGGGATATATTGATGGGAATTATGTAAATTATAATGCTGAAGGATATCGTTTTTGTAAAACAAAAATAAGAAATTCAAAGATACCTGAAATTGGTGATAAATTTTCATCTAGGCATGGACAAAAAGGTACCGTGGGTATTACATATTTACAATCAGATATGCCTTTCACAAAAGATGGTATTGTACCTGATATTATTATTAATCCTCATGCTATTCCTAGTAGAATGACAATTGCACAATTAATTGAATGTATATTAGGTAAATCATGTTCTTTATTAGGATATTCAGGAGATGGAACATCATTTAATAATACGAATGTTGATGATGTTATCAATATTCTTGAAAAATCCGGTTTTGAAGGAAAGGGGAATGAAGTTTTATATAATGGTTTTAATGGCGAACAAATGAAAACAAGTATATTTATTGGACCAACTTATTATCAAAGATTAAAACATATGTCATCTGATAAAATTCATTCGAGAGCAGCTGGTCCAATCGTATCTATGACAAGACAACCAGCTGAAGGCAGATCTAGTCATGGTGGTTTAAGATTTGGAGAAATGGAGAGAGATTGCATGATATCTCATGGAGCATCAAATTTCCTTAAAGAAAGATTACTTGATGTTTCGGATAAATTTCAGGTTTATATTTGTAATAAGTGCAAACTTATAACACCAGGAAATTCAAAAGATAATACATATTTCTGTAAACATTGTAATAATTATGGTGATTTTAGAAAAGTATTTATACCATATTCTTGCAAACTTCTTATTCAAGAATTAATGACCATGTGTATTGGTCCTCGTTTAATTACCAATTAAATATATTATCTTTTATTTAAATTTTTAATCCATCTTTTTTGTATTTTTTTAAATATATTCCCTCCTGTTATAAAATCTAAAAAAAATAATATCATCAATATCATTGATAATATGTGAAAATTTCTAGAAAATTCACAATAAAATGTTTCATCTTTTGGATCACAGACGGTTCCACTGTATATTGGCATTATATATATATAATTATTTTTTATTTTTCAAATTAGTTATTTCTTTTGCTTTTTGATAATATACATCTGTATAATGTCTTAAATTAGTCGGATTATAATCTACAAATGTACCACATCCACAATATTCCATCTCTGTAAAAAAATATTTATTTTTATCCAATGTATTCCCTTGACAACATCCAAAATCTAATCTTAACATAGGTGGAATAATTTCTTTACCATTAATTTTCTGTTTAGGATATAAATCTATTATTTTTTTTGCCATGGGTTTTATTTGATCTAATAACTTTTTATCAACTTTTCCAAATTGTTCTTCATTATCAAAAACATCTGCTACAATTGCTAAATGATATTTATATTCACCATTAATCCAGAAAGATTTTATTTCCCAATATTTTTTAAAACCAAGCATTACTTCTTGACAAACCCATCCTGGATATTTTTGAGTATCATTTATATATTTTTGTAATTTTTTTTCAACATTTTTATCACCCATATCAAACTTAGATATTTTTATATTTGCATATGCATATTCTGGTTTCATTACAAAGCCAGCCCATCCCTTAGATTTTATTTTATTTAATATTTTTTTAACATCTCTATCTTTTCTTATTATAATTGTTGGTGCCATTGGAATCCCCCTTTTAATAAAATATTCATGATAATCTCCTTTATGAAATAAAAATTGTTGTTCTTTATGCGATGGATAAATATTATTTTTTGGATTTTGCATTATTTTTAATTGTTTTTCATAAGCTTTTCTATTTGTTTGAAATGCATTTAATATATTCATACCAACTAAAAAATTAACATCATTTTCTTGTAATTTTTTTTCATCAAACTTATCTATAAATACGCATTCAGCATCTTTATATTTATGATTTATTGATGCAACACATGCATGTTCTATTTCAGTGCAATCTACATCTATATTTTCTTTATCTAATAAATCCATCCATTTTCTATATGGATCTAATGATACTACTTCATATAATTTTCCACCAACTATTCCGATTTTCACCATATATAATATATAAATCATAAAAAATTTATAAATTATAATTAATATTTAAGGATATTCTGTATCAGAATTTAATTCATCATCTGGTTCTAGAGTTAAATCACTATATTCTTCATCATCTTTTTCATTATATTTTTCATTATATTTTTCTTTTAAAATTGTAAATTTTTCTACTATTTTTTTCCTATAAATAAATGATATACTAAATAATACCATTGTTACGAATAATAATACTAAATATGTGAAAATATAATCATTTTTATTAACATGATTTAATATAACATTTTCTATATTATTACAATTAGATCCTTCTTTATCTATTTTTGTCTCCCCTGTATTTATATAACCATGTGGAAATTTTTTACCATCTATTACAGAATATTCATAATATGAAGAATTGTTTCTTATATATGAATCACATGATATTTTTATATAACAACACCCAAAATCACTATCTTCACAATTTACTTCTTTATAATCAAGGATAATAATTTCACTTAATGTATTACATTGCCCCTCTTTTTTTACATTATATACATAAGTATCGGATTTGATTTGATTATTATCATTATAACATTTATCATAAATCTCACAACAATCAAATGGTTTATCGGAACAATCAATTTCTACATCTTTATCATATAAAAATCCATTTACTGATAATTTATCATCTATATATGAAAATCTTACTAATAAACATATAATCATAACATAACTATAACATAGTAACAAACGATTAATTTCAAAAATACATTCTTTATTTCCTTCATTTAAATTTTTATATTTATCTTTATTTTTCAAGAACATTGTAATTAATAAGGGTGATAAAAGTAATAATATTATTAATAGTGATGATATCGAGAATTGTTCATCTTTAAGATAAAATATTTCATCTTTAAAATGAAATTGAATCATAATTTAATATGTTTATTAACAACTAATAGCAATTAATCAAATTTGATAATTTTTATGATATTTATATATAAAATTATAAATTAAAATGGAATTCACAAAAGAATCATTAGACCTTATGTCAAAATTTATTTTAACATATGATATATTTGAAGAAATAATACCAGATTTAAAATATTCTAGGAAAAATAAATTAAGATGTACACAATGTAAAAAAAAATTATCTATGATGTCTTTTACATGTAAATGTGGTAATATGTATTGTATTACTCATCAAACACCTCATATGCATAATTGTAGTTATAATTATAAACTTGATCTTCAAAATCAAATAGAAAAAAATAATCCTAAACTAGGTCAAAAATTAGTAAAAATATAAATTATTTATTCAGATCTTAATTTTTTTGAAGATCTCCTACCACCTTCTACTCGAGGAGTATCCGTAACCGAACCTGGACCCAAATCAAAAGGTCTAACCGAACTACCTGTAGAACCGGGACCAGAACCAGAACCAAAAGATCTAACTGAACCACTACCTGCAGAACCGGGACTAAATAAAGCTCCTGTTCTAATGTCTGGGGAATAAGGTAGACTCATACCAGAAGCAACCGAAGCATATGTATCTCTAACAACAGGAGAATCCCTAAGATCGCTTAATGCACTCGTATCCATTTTTGCACTCATATCCATTTTTTCACTCATATCCATTTTTGCACCCCGATCCATTTTTGCACTCATATCCATTTCTCTTCTATCACCAGAAGCATCTGTATCTCTAACAGCCGGGGAATAGTTAAGACCCATACCTAATCCACTCATATCCATTGCTCTTCTTCTACCACTTCTACCACTTCTACCACTTCTACCACTTCTACCACCTGAAGCACCAAAAGCACTCATATCTGATTCTTCCCAGTCACCACCCTTGGGTAAATATTTCACTATAAAAGGTCTCTTTATTTCAAAAAGAATACAAGGACCCTGATGTTTTGAAACATTATCAACACTATCCTCAATTAATAATTTATCTTCCATTTTCATTTTATTTGCTCCTTGTAATATTTTTGCATAATTACCATGATCATCGCTAGGATCAACAATTTCACCATTTCTCAATAATATAGCTAAAGCAATATGTGCTCTTTTTTTAAATTGACTTGAAGGAGGAGCATCTCCACCACAATATCGTATAAAAGTATTTTTATTTACGATTACAATACTATCAGCTCGTCCCTTGCTTACACTTTCAGGTTCACCTTCTACTTTAAATAATTCTTTCATTAAATCTTCTATTAGTTTAATATAATGATCATTAAATGATACTATATTTACCTGTTTTCCCTGATCTAGGCAGTATCTAACAAAATTAACTAAATGTGGATTTTTTTTCTTAATTTCTTCTGCTAATACATCTGCCCCAACTGGTACTTTTTTAATTTCTAATTGTCCCTCAAATCCTTCCACTTCCTCAAATCCTTCCAACCTTTTACACGCTAATGTTTCGGGTGGTATTTTTTTGTTTTCAATAAGAGCACCAACTGGTATATCTAATTCTTTTTCAACACCATCTTTCATTTTTTCCCATGGAACAAGTGTATCATCAAAATCAATATATATTTCTTCTGGTATTACAATCCCTCTAGATTCAAAAAATCTCAATATATCACCCTCAGGTATTGTATCATCTGATAATACTCCAATACCAACTGGAGGAGGGGGTGTTACTCCGCCGGCAGCTACTGCTGCTGCACCAGGGGGTGTTTCTCCGGCAGCTACTGCTGCTGCTGCACCTGGTGGTGTTGATTTCCCTTTATTATTCTTCTTATAAGTATTTCTTCTCCTTGATTTACGAGTATTTCTTCTCCTTGATTTACGAGTATTTCTTCTCTTTGATTTACGAGTATTTCTTCTCCTTGATTTACGAGTATTTCTTCTCCTTGATTTACGAGTATTTCTTCTCCTTGATTTACGAGTATTTCTTCTCCTAGATTTACGAGTATTTCTTCTCTTTGATTTACGAGTATTTCTTCTCTTTGATTTATACACATTAATATCATCGTCCATTTATAATATTATATATATATAAATTTGATATATAATATCTTTATAATGAATATAGAAAAAACAGAAACAGAAAATATGGAAGAAATACCCGAAATAATATCACCTCATTCAGAATATTCGAATTATTCACCTGAACCATTAATAACACCAAGAATTGGTAAATCTATTTATATGAAAGAATTAAATATCTTTAAAAGAAAACAAAATATTAATATTTCTTTTACAGATGAAGAAAAATTAACCCCTTGGGAATATCATACTAAAGGTAATGATAAATTAACTATTATAATTCCTAAAATTAATTATAATAATTATTGCTCTCCTGTAAAAGAAAATAAATTAAAAAATAAATTTTAAATCGGTATCGGCAGGATTTGAACCTGCGCGGGCAAAGCCCAATAGATTTCAAGTCTATCTCCTTAACCGCTCGGACACGATACCTATTATTCTTATAACAAGATATATTCTTTATATAATTAAATTATTGAAAATTTATTTTTTCTCCAGTTCTTAAACAATATGATATTTCATCTTCGTAAATAGTGCCACAGTATGGATCGAAATTTTTTACTAATGTTTCGCCTCCATATATATGATAAAAATCATTTATCCCTTGCCCAGAACTAGGTATGATTTTTTTAAAATAATAAGGATCATCTAATAATTTTTGATATTCATTATTCATATCAACCAAATTATATATTTGTTTGCAAAAATTGCACTGACATCCTAATATATATTTTTTATTACATTCCAATGTATTAAAAGGTAAATGTAAAAAATGTATATTATTTATTTTTGAATCATAAATTATTTTTTCTACTTCTACTTTATGATAATACCATGATGGTATTTTAGCTGTCAATGGGACATAACTTCTCCAAAATTTACGAAAACATATTATATATATTTTTTTTTGCATTTCTTTTGGTAATAAAGAAATATTATTTTTTATATCATTTTCTTTTATTAATTTATTATCAATAATATTTTTATTATTTAAATTTTCTGATTGTTTTCTTTTAAAAATTTTTCCTCTACTCATTTTTATATTTAAATATTTGTTTTCCTTTTAAATACATCAACATACATCCCAATCAATTCTTCCCCTATACTTGCAGGTCCCATTGTAAATGTATTTATCCCCATATAATTAGGGTCCTTTGATATTTTTGTTTGTAATGATGTTAATATAAAATCGTGATCTTTAAATAAATGTAATAATATTAATCTCATCTCCATATGTGAAAAATTTTTACCCAAACAATTTCTAGGTCCATATGTAAATGGACTAAATCTTTCACTTTGAACATTATATGACCCAAAACCTTTATGATCCCATATTTCTGAATCTTTAAAATTTCTTTCAGGATTAAATTTATCAGGATCATCCCATAATTCGGGATTACGATGTCTTGTCCAATTTATAACCTGACAATATGTACCTTTTTTTAATAAAACTTTTCCATCTTTATCATTAATTCCATTGATTTCTTCATCCTTTTCTAATTCACGATATGTTCCATTAGCTAATGCAGGCCACATTCTCAAAGTTTCCGTTATACATCTCGTCATAAAAGGTAATTCATAAAATGATTCATATGTTGGTGTATCATATTTTAACCAATAATTATCTATTTCTTTTATTAATTTTTCTTTATATTTCGAGTTTTGACACAATTCATATATCAACCATGTTAGTGTGTGACCTGTTGTATCGTGTCCCGCAAATGCAAATAATATTATATTTCCTATATCTTTTTCTAAATTATTGTTTTTTACAGATTCATGGAATAATTTACTTGCTGGTCCTTTAGATTTCATTGTTTCATTTAAAGCATCTTTTGAAAATTCTTTTAAATATTCTGTATTTATTCCAGCAAAAACATCTCTTATTTTTTTATTTGTTTTTTCTTCAAAGTCATCTGAAAAACCAAACATTGCTAATTGTAGTTGAGCTTGTGTTTCATTTAAAAAAAATTCACTCATATTCACACATTCTGTATAATCATTAGACATTTTTTTCAATAATTCATTACATTTAGAAGATCTTTTTAAACTTATAGGAAATATTTCACTTAAAGTTGTTTTTGGTAAAAAAGCCATATTCATATCACCTCTTTGATTTTTCCAATCTTCATTATCTGTTGTTGATATAATACTATCATTTAATAATGATTTAAATATAGGTGCTTTTTTGATATGTCTTTTACATATTTTTTCTGCATCTTCAGGATGTGAAATAATTACTAGATTATCAACTCTTATATCTCCATTCCATTTATTAACTAAAGGTAAACATATATTTGAATTATAACCATATTTTTCTAATAATTTCATAATATAAGTGTGATTATATCCTAATAATATACTTTTAAAATATTCAGTACTTAATTTTTTTTTATCTTCATATGGTGATAAATTAAATATTTTTTCTGAAAAATCAAAATCAGTATTTAAATATTTTTCAACGATAGAATAATCATATGTTAATAATTTTTTTTGATTCCAAAAAAAATCAGGTATTTCCATATTATATTTATTTTATTAAATTTATTTCTTTAATATTTTTATATATATATAAATATATATAAATATTAATATGGGAGGAGGTTTAATGCAACTTGTCGCTTACGGAGCTCAAGATATTTATCTTACGGGGAATCCCCAGATAACTTTCTTTAAAGTTGTCTATCGCAGACATACAAATTTCTCAATGGAATCTATTAAACAAGTGTTTAATGGGACAACAGGATTTGGAAAAGAAGTATCTGCAACGATTTCAAGGAATGGTGATTTAGTACATAGAATGTATTTAGAGCATAGTGCTAAATTTGAAAGAACCGCGGCTAATACTATTAGGAATGTAAATTTAGTAGAAAGATATGGTGATTCATTAATTAAAGAATGTGAGATAGAAATTGGAGGGCAAAAAATAGATAAACATACTTCTATGTGGAATCGTGTTTATTCTGATTTAACAGAATTTAATCCTAGTGGTTTTTTTTCTAAAGCAAATCCCGGTTCAGGTGAAACCAATACTCTATATCATTTAATGACAGGTAATAGTAATGGATTTAATACAGAGGATAACTCTTCACTTGATAAATTAGGAGCAGGCTTTAAAACCATTAATGGTTTTACATATACTTCAGGGGGGGGCGTGGCTGCTGCGTCAATAATTGTTAACCGTATATTTTTACCACTCAATTTTTGGTTTAATCGTAATCCGGGATTAGCATTGCCATTAATTGCCCTTCAGTATCATGAAGTTAAAGTTAAAATGATTTTTGAAGATTCTACAAATTTATCCAGGATTAACAATAGCACATCCAATACTTTTAAAGATGCTACACCGATTACACCAGCAGATACAAATGTTTCTGATACAGTTTTTAATTTATGGTGTGATTATATATATTTAGATACAGATGAAAGAAGAAGATTTGCTCAAGTAAGCCATGAGTATTTAATTGAACAATTACAATATTCTCAAAATACTATTTCGACACAAAATCCTTCTATAAATCTTAACTTCAATCATCCTGTGAAGGAATTGATCTGGACAATGAGAAATGAAACACCTGGAGCAGAAATTAATTTAGGGGGGAGACATCAAACGCCGTCAGCAGATCGAGGTGATGCAACTTCGGGGCCTGTTTCTATTGATGAAATGGGGGGTAAATGGAAATTAAAATTAAATGGTCATGATAGATTTAAAGAAAGAGATACTAAATATTTCACTAGAACACAGGTATGGGAACATCATACTGGATATGGTGGTGTTCCAGTCTTAGCAGGGTGCGAGGCTAATTCCAATGATTCTCAATTTTCATCGACATTCTTCATCGGTGGTGATTCAATTGGTGTTTATTCATTCGCACTAAAACCGGAAGAACACCAACCTTCAGGAACATGTAATTTTTCTAGAATAGATAATGCTCAATTATCGGGTCAAGACTTACAGGTATTTACAAAATATACGGCAGGTAGTACCGCATCATTAAGAGAATTATCAGACGAAAATGCAGCGAATACAAAACTCACTGTATTTGCTGTCAATTACAATGTCCTCCGTATTATGTCTGGTATGGGTGGTCTTGCTTACAGTAACTAAATTAATTATTTCTTTGAACATTTGTTTGGTGCAATAATTTAACTGATTGTTTATTTCTATCTAATCTTTTTTTTGATGTATTTACCATTGTTTCCCAAATTTGAATATATTTTTTATTTTTGTAAGGTAATTTTCTACTATGAATTTCATTCATAAATTGATGATAACATGTTAAACATCTTTGATATAAATCAGGTCTATCAATATTATTATATAATTGTTGAGAATATTTTAATGAAATATTCCAACATTCTTCATTAAGTGATTCATTAAAATATGATTCACTTCTTCTCTTATCTTTGAAAATTCTATTACTCATAATATTATTAATAATATTATTAATCTTTTAAATATTTTAAATTATATTTTTTTATATATTTATTTTTCTTTTTTTGGTATGTGTTATTAATAAGACTATAAGATATTTTATATAAAAACATAAAATATCTTTCTAAAATTATTGATAATAAAATTTTATTCTTATAAGAATAAATTAAATAATAAAAAAAATAATTAATAATTGGTGATCTAAAAAATAAGAATAAATTTATTTTTTTATATTTTACATAATTTTTTAATAATCCTAATGTTGGTATTATAAAGAATAATAAATGATTCATAACATATATATAATTATAAGATATAATTTAAATAATTATAAACTTCATCATTATTTTTAAATTTACCTTTTTGATATAATTTCATATAAATTTTTTCCAAACATAAGACATCACCAAGAGCTCTATGTTCTTGAATAATATCAATATTATAAGAATTACATAATGATTTTTGATTATAATAAGTTCTACCGGGTAATAATTTTCTAGAAAGAAGTAATGTATCAATATAATGAATATTAAATTTTTTAAATTCTTCTATATTGTGTGAATTTTCATTTAGATCAATTAATAATCTTTTAAAGAAGATAAAATCAAAGGTGGTGCCATTATGGGAAACAATTAAATTAAGATTATTTTTGTCTAAATTTTCAATTAACCAATTATAAAATGCAATATAGCAAATTTCCCATGATTTTCCTTCATTGCTGAGCATTCTATTTGTAATATTGGTTATATCAGTAATTTTTTTTGAAATTAATTTTCCAGATTTAGGTTTAACGAGCATATTGAATATGTTATCTTCACCTAAAATTTTCGCACCGATTTCAATGATATCATCATGATAAGGATTTAAACCACTTGTCTCAAAGTCAAGAATAATTGTTTTACCACTCATATTTATTAAATAATGTATTTAAATATATTTATTAAATAATGTATTTAAATATATTTTAAGTAGTTAAATCAAATTTATAATGATAATAAGAACAGTTGAATTTTCATCAGAATTATTTAGTGGTTTTACATTAAGGATAGAAGTAACCAATTTTAAAAGTTTGGATGAATTGATTGATTATAGTAAAAGTGAATTATTATCAATATTAATGATATATAATTTTATATCATTAATAGAAATATTCAAAAAATGTAATTTTCATATTCATACTCATAATATAGATGAAATATTTGAAAATGATGATATCGTTTATATTTGTGATCATTGTTAAATTAAATAATAAGTAAATTAAGAACCATCATCTGATCTAGGATTAGGACCTGATGTAGGAGGCGCTTTGCTTTCAGTTGGTAAATTAGAATCAGATCTAGATTCGGAAGATAGACCCATATTCATTCCACTTAAAGATGTTTGGGTATTGGTATCAATATTAAGATTTTCAATGCTATTGCTAATTTGGTTGGATGTAATATCAGGATTCCCTGACATTAATGGTTGATCAATGACTGGATTATTAGGGAATTGTACTCCTGCATCAAAATAGCTATAATCGGGTAATAATTCATAAGTTTCATCTGCTTTAATTTCAAAATATTTACCCGCAGTTGTTAAACCCGTTGATCTACCAGGAAATAAACCACTAACAATATCATCAACAGAAGGACAATCGGTATTATTCTCGGGACAAGGTGGGCAAGATGGAATTTCAGAATTTTCAGGGCAAATACAGTCGGGACATTTATTATTTGTAGGACATGTTACATTAGGACATTCGGGACAAGAAAAATCAATACTATTGATATCATTTTTCATTTCTGAACTCAATGAATATTGATTAAATAACATACCCATGATTATAAATATTAAAATTACTAATAAAACTTGTAATACCATTATTTGTGATCGAGGATTCATATAATAATACATTTCTTATATAAATATAAATATAAATAAAATTTTATTTATTTAAATTCATTGGGATCAACAAAATAATCATCTCTTTGTTCTATCATCAATTGATCTGATAATCCTGAATTTAAAAACGCACTAAATGAAATATCTTCCATCATTTGTTTTATAAAATGAATAGCATACATACCACATTGTGCGTTTATTGATTGATAAGATTTATCATTATAAAAATATTTAATATTGCAATTACATTTTTTGCTTTGTTTTAAAATTTTATCAATTAAATCTTGTATTTGTTTAGGTGGTTTACGTCCATAACTATCAAAATAATAAATTCCTGGATTTCCATTTAAATTTCTCCCCCTTACATCAACATACATTGATATCCAATGTTGACCACTTTTTGTATGAGGATGTGTATTGAAAACGATTCCTATTTTATCTTTCTTTTTTTTTATATGTTCTTTTAAATTAAAAGAACATAAATGACTAACTGAACAATTCGAAAAATCTATAGGAACAGCGCCATAAGAATAAAAATTTTTATCTTTTTTTTGATGTTGTTTTAATGAATCTTCAATATCATCTGTTGATAACCATGCATTATCATCGCCATCCCAATCTTTAGGCATTACTGGTTTAAATGATTGTTTTACTTTTTTTTTATCATCACCTAATTTTTTTAAAATATCTTTTAAAGATAATATACAAGATTCTGATTTACAATCATACATATTATTCATAATTTCTAATATTTCATTATGGATATCTTCAGTTGACTGTGATAGATCAATTGATATTTTCTTTTTTTTGTTTAAAATTTTAGCAATTTTCATAATTAATTTATCGTCTAAACAGGAACCATTTGAAGGATTAGAATCCGGTGAACAATGTTTTGGTTGATGCATTTTGATTCTATATCCGCCTTTTAATTTATTTTCAGGCTTGGGCATATATATATTTAAAAACTAGATAATATTTATTATATAATATGGAAGACACAAAAGATACAATTATCGGTAAAAAAAATCAATTAATTGATATTGTTCAGGGAATAGTAAATGATTATAATATTATGAATGAAAGTAAAATACAAAAAGCTTGTGAAACTGATCTAGAATTTAGAAGATTGAATGATATTATTAGAGAACAAGAAAGTAATTCTGAAGATTTATTAAATAAATTGAATAATTGTGAAAATGATAATAAAAAATTAAAAAAACAATTATTTGAATACGAAACAATGATAAAAGATTTACAAGATAAAGTTGTTGAATTAGAAACTCAAAAAGAAGAAGAAGATAAATTCACAATTGTTCGTAAACAAGCTGATGAAATCACTGGTAAGGACAGAGAAATTGATCGTTTAAATCATTTAATTATTAATTTAAAAGAATCAAAAAATAATAAAAAATCTAAAAAAATAGATCAAGTTATTGGTATTGTTGAAGAAAAAGTAAATGAAGAAACGGGGGAAAGTAATCCCAATTTTGATTATTCTTATGAAGAAATAGTGAAAAAAGTTGAAAAGAAAGAAGAAGTTGTTGAAGAAAAAGAAGAAGAAGTTGGTGAAGAAGTTGGTGAAGAAGTTGGTGAAGAAGTTGGTGAAGAAGTTGGTGAAGAAGTTGGTGAAGAAGTTGGTGAAGAAGTTGGTGAAGAAGTTGGAGAGGAAGTTAATGAAGAAGAAAATATAATCACATTTATGTATAAATCGAAAGAATATTGTTATATTGAAGATGATGATTCTTATTCTGCATATTTAGTAGAAGATGGGAAAAGAGGGAGATTAGTTGGAAAATGGGGTCAAACTAAAACAGGTCGTAAAAAGTTAATGAAATAATTAAAATATATATTTATAATATAATGGTACAGCCAAGTTGTGATTTTAATAATAGTTATATGAGTTTCAATCCATCTGAATATGCATTAAATAATAGTGCGTTAGGAGCGGGCGATATATCATGTGGGAGTCAATCATCCGTTCAATTTGGTGGTGGTAAATCTAGGAGAAAAAAGATATCTTCTAGAAAAACAATGAGAACTAGAAGAACTAGAAGAACTAGAAGAACTAGAACTAGAACTAGAAGAACTAGAAGAACTAGAAGAACAAGGAGGACAAATCGTAAAAAGAGATCTTTAAGAAAAAAGAAATTATCAGAGGATGAGTTAGAGGTTATGAAACCTAAAAGAAAATCATCAAAAAAGAGATCATCAAGGAGAATAATGAGGGGGGGGGAATGATTGTAATAATAGAGATAGAACACAATGCGAAGTAGATTCAAATTGTATATTTTTTAATAATAATTGTATACCATTAGAAAAGCCAATTAATAGAAGTCTAAATTATGATGATGATTCTGATGATGATTCTGATGATGAATAATTTATTTATAATTTATGATTTAATAATTCAATATATTTTTTAGAAATTTCATCTTTAGAGAAAGAATTTTTAAAAGTTGACATAAATCTTTGATGATCATTTAAATATGTTTCAACTAAATAAGGATCTATATAATTAGATTTACAAACAGATTTTGTATTATGCAATTTATTAGCAATTGCTTCTAATGATTGATTAATTATTTTTTTTCTTTCATTTAAAGATGAAATTTCATCATGTTTTAAAAGTAGTGTTATAAATTCTAAATTAGCAATCCAGGTTCTAAAATTTTTTGCAGAAAAATCACCAAATTGTTTTAAATATTTATTAACATCTGTTGATTTTAAATTATAATATTTATTTTTATAACGATATGTAAATATTCTATCTTTTTTATGTAAAGTTCTTTTTTTCATTTTCAAATTTTTACTTAATTTTTTATTTTTAACGCGACATGTATTTTGAACTCCCTTTTTACCAATAAAATCTAATATAACGGTATCTCCACTAATTTTAATATGTTCATTTAAAAGAGTTGTGACACCATGGGATTTATTTTCTTTTAAATATTTATCATTACCGATTCTAAAATTGCATTCAATAATAAGTTTAAGAGCAGATGCAATTTGTTTATTTTTAGAATCATTTTCATTAAACATATCTTTATTAATTTGTTTAATAATTTTATGATAAGATTTACCGAATTCAATCATATGATCATATTTTTTTTCAGATTGTTTTTTTGTAAAATTTTTATTGTAAACATATTGTGGTCTATTTTTTGTATCATATCCTATAGCTAAAATTTTATCATTTTTATTTAAATTTATTTTAACATTATTGTGGGCGGGTGGAATATAGAGACCTTGAAGGCACATTTTCACAATTTTAGGATCAACTTTATTTTTATTCTTGTCAAAATAGATATAAGAATATTTTTGATTTCTTTTATGTTTAATAATTCTAGTAATATAATCTTCCATATGATATCTTCTAATATTTACAAATATAAAAAAATATAAAAATATAAAAATATAATATAAAAATATAATATATATATATATATATATATGGTAAAAAGAAGATCATCAAATATGTCAAGGAGAGTATCTCGAAGAGCATCTAGAAGAGTATCTAGAAGATTATCAAGGAGATCATCAAGAAGATCATCAAGAAGAGTATCTAGAAGAGTATCTAGGAGATCATCTAGGAGATCAAATAGAAGAACAAAAAGAAGATCAAATAGAAGATCAAGAAGATCATCAAGAACTAAAAGTTTAACAAGTTTATTATCAGTAACTAGTGATATACCACGTGTTTTTAAAAAAAGTGGTAAAAGAATTATAGATGTTTAAAAATCATAAAACATAATAATCCAATCATCTTCTCTATTTAATGAATTAAAATGATCTATAATTTTATTAAAAAATGAATTATTAAAATTATTATTTTTTTTTATTTTTTCATATATTGTATAAAAATGATGCATTTATATATTAAATGATTATTTTTTAATAAAATTTTTAAGATCATTTAGATTTCTATCATCAGATGGAAATTTAGTAGATTTATTATTTTTGATTTTTATAATAGTTGGATATATTTCAATATTATATTTATTTAATAAAGATTTATTTTTGTCACCATTTATTTTAACAAAATGAATATTTTTTAATTTTTTGAGTTTATTCCATGTTTGATTAAAATCTTTACAAAATTTACAATTATCTTTATAAAAATATATAACTTTTGTATATTGTTTTTTCTTTGTTCTTTTTCGGGTATTTTTTCTAGTATTTTTTTTAGATTTATATTTTTTTTTAGTTTGTGCTTTTATTTTTTCAATATAATCTTGATTATATTCAATAATTCTAGGATTATAGCTTCTTTCACCGTAACGATTTATTTTTTTCTTTCTACAAACAGATAAAATATCATCTTTAATTTTATTAACAGAATAATCATAATCAACTAATAGATTATTAATTCTTTTTTGAGAGATGCTTAATTTATGATAAGGAATTGATTTTTTTCTTATATTTTTCAAATAAAGGAATTCATTTATGGGATTTAAAGGTTTAAATATATCTCTATCAAAGGAAATTTTGGGGCCATAAATTTTAAGATTATTCATAAAGAAATTATGTAATTTAGGATATTCTAGAAGACCCCAAACAATAAGACCATTAAAAATTTCATATGAATAAGAAATATTTTCATAAAAAATTCCTTCTTTATTATCGGATATGAATGCTTTTGGTAAAAATTTAGGGATATCTTTATCGATTTCAACAAAATAGGGAATAATTTTTTCTTTTAAATTAAATTCTATTCCTGCAGGCTGTTTAAACCATGGTTTAGGATTAAATGCAGCCATATGGATTCCAAAGGCATTACATGGATCCAGAGCCCAACTTTGAAATCCGTGTTCAATATAAGTCCATTTACCAGAATATCTTTTAGTTAAATAATTTTGTTCTGGGTAACAATATGAATTTTTAACAAATTTTCTACCAGAAGGAGTTGAGAAATCGAATGTATAAAATCCACTGTGTACTTTATCAACACCCATCCATTTTTTGATGGGTTGTTTAAGTTCATGAATCATTTCATCATATTCTTTTTTATTAGGAGTAATTAATAATAAACCTGCGTTAACATCAGAACCACCCGGTTGATCAATATCAGTGAAAATTTTAGGTATTAATTTACCATGTTTTAAAAAATCACAACGATCCCAATGGAAAGATTCAGAATATGGTATTTTTTTACGATTTTCCACCCATCCAGCGGGAGTATTTAACATAAATAATGAATCATAAAAATTTAATGGTACTAAATCAGAATCAACAAAACAAACTTTTTCATAAGGAAAATATTCAGGATTAAATAAATGTAATTTGAAAAATACATGAACATATGGATGTGATTTTGTATAATTTGGACAATTTTTAAATAAATCAGGATCTGTCAAAATAGTTTTTAATTTCCCTTTACCACCCATATCATATGGTGAAATAT